TCAAATGGATGTTGCTTACCATACCAATAACATGGTTTAATCTTGTCCTTAATATCAATGATTCCAGACTGACCATGTTTCCAGAAGTCTGTTGTTAAGTTCAAACCTTCATTAACTCCATTGTCTAGTACTTCCTGCTTAGTTATGGCAATTGATGATTGATACAAACCTGCATTATATGTCACGTAATCTTTCCATCCAGCAACATAATCATCTAAGTCTTGTGGTGCAGATTCTGAAGAGTATAAATAATCTATAGTACACTGTAGATTTAGTTGCACAACTGGAACTGTCCATTCAAAATCTTCTTTTAAAGCTAAGTACGACACCTTATTTTGTTTCTCTCCTTCAGTAATAATCTTAAAATGCTTATACATTCCAAAATTATCTTTAACTATCTCATATGTAAGTTCTATCTCTAGACCAGTATTTTGGGTGTTCGGAAGAGACCTATTAACAAGCCCTAGTTTAGTTAACTTCATGTCATCCTTGGTCTCCCAATCGTCTATGACAACATTACTAAGAACTATACCATCAGCAGAAGTCGATAAGCTGCCAGAAGATGCCAGTTTACTAATCCATTTAGAGGTGTCTCTATTAAAGCTAAAATGAATATTGTCAATGTTGGCAGAATAAGAGGGAACCCAAGAATAGAACGTAATAAACTTCTGCATGACCTCATTATAACAGATGTTCCAAGCCTTCTCTTCAAATCCATATAAATTATCATAGAAAGTGAACATAACATCTTGTTTGAACGCATTATAATGACCCTTAACGTTTCTAACACCTATTACCGGGGTAAGTTCCCTTTCACTTAGTGTAATATTCTCATTTAAGAACTCCTGTATCTTAAAATCGGATATTATTTCGAACTGGTCTCCATTAGTTCTCCAAATCTTCTTTCCGACTGTATCCACTCCATAAACGAAGTACGGGGTCTGTACGACACTTTCCGGCCACTGAGTACCATAGGTATCCGACAGCATCTTTGGATTCTCTGGGAGTACGTTAGAGGTGTTAATGAAGACATTTCCGCCTGAACCTTCACCTGCTACGGCACGTTCATTAACTGGAATTAACGCTATACCGTGTTCGAATATACAGAGGATATTACCAAACAGCTCAACTAGTTTCATAATTCCTCCATATATTCTAGGATAGTCTCTATAGTGAGTAAACTGAAATACTCTATATCCATTCTTGAAGGCATCTGTAATTGCTAGGTCAGAATAAGCTATTCTAGTATCAAATCTGTTCTTTATATAGGGAACATCTGGTAATGTAAAGAAGTTCTTATCGCTAGTTGTACTACTCAATCCACTGTTAATGATAGATGCCTCAGGTATTTTATAATTTCCAGATGTACTCATTTCTTGTAATGGATAGAACCCTCTCTTTAATCCGGTCAAGCCTTCCTCGGTAGGATAACTTGGGTCTAGAGACCTAAGAGATAAATTAACAGAAGAGCATAATTTAAATGTAATCCAACTGCCTAATTGAACCGCATTTATATCTCCTCTGTTTATATCTGCTAACTTCTCCGTATTCTCTACATCATAATTGTCCTTCCAAGTATTTTCATCCACAATTTCGTCATTTATAGGAGCAGACGGGTCTTGGAAATTTCTATTTAGTCTATGAGTGTAATTGCATATATAGCAATCTCCCCTGTAGCATACTGTAGAATAAGCATGTATGTCACTTTGCTCTACTACGTCGTAAGTCTCGCTTACTGTATCAAAGCCAACTCTGTCTGATATGGCGTAATAAGGGGAGACGTCCTCATATCTTATCCTAAAGTAGTCAGACATGTTACCTATGGAATAACCAGGAATGTATATATTGATTATTCGTCCTACACTAGGAGTCCCCACTATTCCAATATATGATGAATATGAACCCCTGACTAGATTGGTTGCCTCATTATTTTTGTTCTCTATGCCTAAGTATCTAAATTTATATCCCTCCTCTGCTTCTCCAGCTCTAGCTCTGAAAGAATAGTCTTCTATAGCTATTATGGGAGTATTATCAGGTATTCCGACTATTTTAGCATCCATCTCCTTTACAGAAGTATTATAAGTATAAGCATCAACATAATAACTTCTAGATTCGTAGGTACTCCTGGTTAATCCGGCACTAGCTGGGATTACTCTACTTTCTTTAATAGGAAATGATGTTCCCGTGAACAAGGTGTTAAAATAGGATTGTTTTAAACTATATTCAGGACATATTCCAGCTCTAGACCACGTTGTATTCTCATTGTAACCTTCTAACGTATACAACCTACTTAAATAGCTACTGTTTATGCCCTTGTTATTATCTAAGAATCTTTCTGCCACCACTGAATATTGAGGATTACTGTTTACGTTTAACACATTGATTCCAGGAACTTCTGCTTTGGCTATCAAGGGTAATACATATGCTTGAGCTAATATAGTAGGTATTCTCTTTTGTCTAACTATAAAGAATCCTCGTACCTTACCTTTTAAATAGTTGACTACATCTATTGGTATAAACATTCCTAAGCCGTAAACTTTATGGGACCCAGTACTAAGATTAGAATTTATTCTAATCACTCCCTTACTATTCTCTATATATCTAGAATCCTCAAGTTCGTAAGTAGATTCATCTACTTCTAAGTATTGACGTTCCCCAGAATCATCTAATATAGAATAGTTTGATAAGGAGTACTTATCAAATAAAGTATTTATGTCTGGTAATCCGTTTATGCCTCGAATATTAAACACAGGAGACAATGAGCCATCAAACATTATATATACTATTCCAAGTCTGTATATCTCTTCATCCCAATAGCCTAAATGGTAGTAAATATTCTTAGTATTATAATATTCAAATGCAGTAATGGAATCAGAAACATCTCCATATTGAGGGGACACTTCACCTATAAGAGAATGGGCATCAGAAACTTCTAGATAAGGCAATATTCTAAGACTTATATCAGACAAGTCGGAGTATAGCATATCTGGTTTATTATAATTACCTAGAAATAGCATATTCTGGCAAGCCGCTTGTGCCTTAGCTTTGTCTGCTATTAAATACTGCATATTAATTTCAGACAATGGTATATCTTGTCCAGCTTCATTACCCGTTATTATTAAATTACAGGTGCGATTCTTGACAGGATACTTCTTAGAAATTCTAAATGCAGTAGTAATCTCATTACCGTCTACATCCGATGTAGACCTAGTATAATAGACTTTTATATAGTCATAACTATCATCTACATCAGATATTAACAAACTTATGGATTTGTTGGCAATCATATCCCTAAGTCCTCCATTTATAGAGAAAGGGTCTCTATCCAACCCTTGGAAACATGATATTATTCCGGACTCAGCAACGAAGTCTGTTTCGTTATCATCTGCGTCTGCATATTTGAGATAGACTACATAATTACCAACTTTCAAATTACCATATGGAAGAACCTCGTTAAACGTTAAAGAAGGTATGTTATTTACTCTTTTATAAAGTGATGTATCTAAATCAAATTGAGAATCGTCATACAAATTGGTATCATTGTTACCAATTCTATCTACAATTTCGTATGTGTTGTTTTGTAGCACAGAGAATCTAGTGTTGATTAGTCTTGGTATATTCTTATTATCATTTAATATAAGATTTACAGAACCGTCATATGACTCTTGTGCAATAATATCTACAGGGTGGTTTAAGCTGAATTGAAGTGATTCAGTATCTAAATCTAATATACTTCCACCTTCCACAACAACATCGTTCGGATTGAATCCATCCTGACCAGATACTTTACCCTTACTATCAGTATCTCTGGTTATTCTATAATTATGTAGAGGATTATATTCATAGACTATGTTGCCCTCAGGTTTTATTTGCCCTAGGAAGTATGAGAAAGCTAAAGTATCGAAGTTCAAGGAGTAATTATTAAATAATCCGTTCTCTAAAGTAGTCATAATATTTAGCTTAATGTGCCCCAGTTGTTACCACTACCTTTGTCTAGCTCTATCTCTACAACAGGGAAGCCTGCAAAATGCACGGATATATCACCGTCTCCGAGACTATCCCTATACACTGCAAAGTCCTTAGTGGTGGCAGACGTAGAATTTACTAACAAAGTTCCATCTTTTAATTTCAGGTTTCTGACTTTAGCTGCTCCTGTAGTTGACTGTTCTATTGGAATTATCCTGTCTACAGCTTCACCGTAGTAGATACGTCCTCCTATAAATGGATTACCAGCTCCGTCCAAAATAAAGAAAGTGTCGTCTCTGCTTAGAACCCCTACATTAGAGCTAACACTATCAGATTTAGCATTCTTATCCAATTCAGCATACACACTCTCCATACTTAGGGCTGTCATTGGCGTGGATAATGTGTAAGGAATAGTAGATTCATAAGTGGTCCCATTCACTTTATTATACCCAGAATCTGATTTTACATAAAATGTCATTAGATTTATATAGCTTTCCTTATCCTCTATTTTGAACAAATCTAGGAAGTCACTTATAGACGTTGTATTAACATCGTTACCATTAACCTGCAACAAAGATTTAGTACTTATGTTCCTTTTGCATGAAACGTCGTAAGCTAGAGTTATTTTAACGTCTGGATTATATAAATAATCATTTGGATTATAAATCCAGTAACTTTGCACAGTAGAATCACTGGTTTGGATGTAAACATCTCTAAACGTTTCATATACTATATTCGCCATTTCATTATTAATAAACAAACTGTCGCCGCCACTCTCTCCTGGATTTCTATATGCAAAGTCTTTAACCCAAGCATAAGTCGTACCAGTGTACCATAGAAGCATTTGGAATGAGCCTAATGATTTATCACTGACTAATCCCCCAACATGTGTAGCATCTTGACTCCCTGGATATTTGTAACCCTTATTGTTAAATTCACTGATAGTTCCAAATATTACACATGGTGGATACCTTTTAAAAGCGGACCATACTGCCCCCATAAAATTATCCCAATAGTTTCTGAAGTCTTGACGTGTACCACCATTTTTGTCAGTGTATATTTGTGAATTAATAGAACTAGGTTCTCCAGTAGGAGAGTATCTATTGATTGTGTCTAGGTATATTCTTCTACGTTTGTTTTTACTATATACATGAACTCCAAATTCTGAACTACTGTAATAAGCTCCAGTACTCTTCTTATTCATGTTGGTCCCAAATACTTGACTCATGTCGCTTACAAAGGATTTATAGATATTAGAATAGGTTATGGGTTTAGGAGTAGGGTCTTTAGCAGCTACTAATTCAGAAATAACAGCTCCATTAACTCCAATCTTATCTCCCTCAACCTCTATAGAATACTTATGACTATTATAATCAGGTCGTGCTTCAACTAATGACAATCGTTCAAAATCAGAATCTACTATATAGTCATCAGGCTTAGCTCCATTGCCTTCCAGAAAGTAGTCCTCATGTGTAGTCCTGGCTTCATCAGAATCTACTAAATATTTAGTATCAATTGATGATACATTCAACTCGAATGGATATTTAGCCTCTGTTGCTATCTTATGGCTTTCTATCATAGTATACGAATAGTTATACAGAGTCACTGCTTTTACATCAAACTCACTTAGAGGTCTATTGGACAACGGAAATAAATCTGCACTATCTTTTACTAATGCTCCTACTTTCCTGGTATACGTATTACTGTAGGTAGTATCTAATTGTAATGAATTGTACTTTTTAATTAAAGTATCATCAAATCTGTTATAGTCTAGCTGTGTATTATCTATGTAAGCTTCATTGTACAAAGGAGAAGCTACGAGCCATCTAAATTCGGAGTCTGGGTCCACTTCTGTAATATTCCCTTTTGTTATAGTCTTTTGTATCTCAACCAAATAGATGTTATTAGGCTCTAAAACATCCCCGAATCTTAGAACCTCTGTAAATACTCCGTTATAATTCCTTTTAGCTGGCACAACATACTCGGATGTAGGTATATCTGGTCTGCCGTCTGGAAATCTATAAAATTTAAACTTAATTTCATTTATAGAGGTGCCTTCTACTAAATAAGCTTCCAGTCCCCAAGTCAATATAATTGACATATCATTGTAGTAATACCTCCAGGTATTTAGCTGAATTATACCGGAGCCTATCTTGGATAAATCCATAGCCCCATTGATGCTTAATCCTTGAAGCCTACTATATGTCATACATGGAGTAACAGTATAGCTTATTAAATTCCCAGTTACGTCACTTAAGTTAACCTGAACTGCTTGTTCTCTGGTATATTGCTTTGATTCTAGGCTGTAAACTGGAGCTTTGTCAGAGTTACCAAAGTTAACGTGGCCTTGAAGAGTAGCCTTGCTAGAATCAACCATAAAGAACTCACATCCCTGAATTACATTTTGGTGAGAACCGAAATCTTTTGCCTCTCCGTAGTATGAATTATAATACTCTATAACCTCATCATAATTATATGGTTTATTGTCCTCATAATACCCATCTGGACAATTATACTTGTATGTTAAATCATATATTAGTGTATACTTGGAACCGGAGGGCATAACTATGCCAGATTGATTAGGAACTTCATATTCAATATTCATATCCGTTTCTTCAGGTCTTACATATCCAGTCACCGCTACATCTATTGAATCTATAGTATTCAAGGTAGCTATTAAAGTTAAAGAGCCTGATAACTTGTTATTGTATACATTTGCTGGATACGCCTTTCTATATTCATCCACATTAGATGAGTAATCCTCTGCCACAGTTTGTATATAATATCCCGCATTAGTTTTATAAAGTGGGGCATCACTTTCGCTGAATACTATAGTTTTATTATCCTCACCAAATCTCTTTAATTGTTCTGTAATATCCCTAAGATATCCATTAGAATCACTTACAGCAAGAGTTAAAGTCATCAATTTGTTTTTAGGAGAATCGGGCTTGTTACTTGATGTATTAAAGCAATTTGATAGGTATGTCCTAAGTATTTTAGTGTCTATTTGACTCCCCTTAGATGCATCTAGCATAATAGTAAATTTGTCTCCTGACCTTATAATTGTGCCTTCAGGGAATATGTTTATTTTAGATACAAAAGTGTCTAAAATTCCATTAGACAGCGCTCCAAATGAATTGGGAGTAAGCACACTCTGTGCCCCTTGAATTTCGTTACTACTAATATTACGCTCTGGAGACGGGAATGAGCCAATCTGACCCTTATTAGTAAGAGGATTATATGACGCAACATATATTATTCCTCCATATTCTTTAATTCCAACTGGAACATAGCCTGAAGGTAAATAGGCAGTTTCGACTCTACCATTACCCATATCATTCTGAAGCACAAATTCATTACCATTATAAGTAATCATAGTAGCATTCAGAGCACTTGTAAGTACATTGTTAGGAGTGGTTAATGGATTTAGGTCCATTATTATTCCTTCTCCAAAGGTATTTGTTGCTTCTTGTTTCATTGTTATAAATATTCATAATTGTCGTTACTTACTAAGATGTCTTCAAACTTAGCATTTCTATCTCTTGTGAACGCTATCTCTGGATACTCACACTTAAGTACTTCTTTCTTATAGGAGAATCCTAAATCTACAAGTCCTTTAAATTTTATAATACAAGGACTACCAGAGAATGATAGTTTACATTCGTCTAGAATCTTAAACACCTTCTTATTATTGAAGGTGTAATATTTCCTCTTCCTGCCTTTCTTATTAAAAGATTCTAGTAGTTCTTCGTATTCTTCATTGGTTAAGGCTACATAGTAGTACCCGTCCCATTGAATCTTCTTTCTAGTATACATCACTCTCAACTTGTTCTGCATCTTTCTCCTGTAGTATCTAAAATGCTTAATAGGATTCTTAGTCAACTCCCCTATATATAACCAATACTTATATTTATGGCTATTAAGGATTGTATCTCCTCCTCTTTGATTTAAGAAGTATATTTGTCTCCAGCCATATCTAACAATAATTTCTATGTCATGCTTACTAAGATATGGAAATTCCTTCATTATTTCGTCTGTATAATCAGTAAACTTCTTAGTAGTATTGCATTCCATTGTTAGTATTCTCTGTGATTACGTTCTTATTAACAGGGTCTAGATAAGCCATCTTCTCCCTTTGTATCTCTTGATTCTTGTAAGTTAATACCATTCTATATCCGCAGAAATCAGAAGCTAGAAAGTCTACATCTTTCCACTTACCAAATCGTCTAGCTTCGGTAAATTCATTACCAGAAACTCTCTTCATGTATAACCAGGCATTTCTTCCTAAAGTTGGAAGCTCAAATCTATTGTTTCTATGTATAATATCATCAATTACTAGCTTAACTGCGTATTTAAACACTTGCTTAGCAATTACTTCTTTATGTCTATTACCTATTAATTCCTCACATGTCTTACTATCCAGGTCAAGTCTGCTGGTATCAAAACCAGCAAACATGTCATGGATGTTAAAGGCATATCCTAAAGCATAATTCATATTATTCTATATATATTTCCAAACTATTTTAACACTATCTATCTTTCCAGAATATTTATACTTACCACTAGCGCAGCTAGAAATAGAATGAGAATCTAAGTTAAGTGCTTTAGCTGCTTTGGTCACAGAATCAAACCTGAACAATTCTGCTCCAGTATCAAAGGAATATCCAGCTACAGGCTTTCCAGACTTAAATCCTTTATTGTTACTTGCTAGTTGTTTCTTATCGGAAGCAGTAAACTTATCATGTGTATACCTAAACACTAAACGCTTTCCATTTAACTTACCAGTTGATTTGTATCGCCTGTTACATACTTTACATATAGCAGAATCGTCCAAATTGTATTTACTAGCTAAATGCCCAACGGTTCCAGTGTCTAGGAGTATTCCATCCTCACTGTACATATTTACCACTTTAGGCTCGCCTCTAAAGGTAAGTTCTCCTCCAGGAGTAAGATTATATCCATTATGAAACGAATCATAAAATGCAACATATTTAACTTCTAAACCTCTTAGTGTAGCTATAACTGTTGTAATATCTGAACCTTCTATCTCTTCTACAATACTCCATTCGAAATTCTCTATGCCATACTTTCGTATAGCCGAATGAAAGTGAGTCTTGTACGTATTACCATTAGGATTGTAAGATGAATGTAAGTGTTCTTTCTTCCTCTCCTCAATCGTTTTAGTAGTTAATCCTACATAAGATTTACCACTTATAACACATGTACACTTATAGATGTATCCCTTAAACATTAATGTATAGGCTTGTATCCTTTATTGAATATCTTTCTATTCCAACTAGTTTTAGCATCTAAGATTTCATTCATGTCATTTTGACTTAAATGAATTGAAACTCTGGCTGCGTCACATAGTTTCAACCACCTCTGTTCCAATAATTGTGCTTCCTGTAACATATTCTGGTTGTGATTCTTCCAACCTTCTTTAAATCTCTTAGTGCAAGCACAGTAACATGCAATGGCATCTTTCTCTTTATAATTGATTTCAGGCAACCCGTCCTCATCTACTAGAATGCCCTTATAGAGAATGTTTACCTGTCCATAGTTCTTTTCAAAATATAAAGTATCCCCCACTCTTTCAAATTTGGCATACTTGCCACTTATATAGAGAGGGTCACTATAAAGCTTTCTTGATTCTATATAGTTTTCAGTAAACTGTGAAGAGTAATCTCCGTTTACTGTGTCATTCGTAACATAATTCCACTCTTCAAAGCCATAAGTGACTGCTTCAATTATGTCACAGTTGCAAGGTAAATCCACTGTATTGTCAGGGCATTGAATATCAGTAACATACCTGTATAATCTAGTTCTCCTGTTACCTATCTTGTGCCAGGCAATCAGTCCAATTTCTTCGAACTCTTCAGGAGACAATTCTGTTCCATAGAGCAGATTCATTTGATAATAAGCTGAATTAAAATTCTCCATTATTTAGGTACTTGGTCATTAGGTAAAACAGGAGCTGCGAGCTGCCTATAATAACGAATCTTCTTTTCAGTTAGCCTCTTCTTAATTTCAGCATCAATGAATGTCATATTATTAATATCAACAGGGGCACAGCATCCAAACCAATCTAATTGTCTAGGGTCTTTTAGTATTGCCACTACTGTTACTTTCTTTAATAATGGAGCATTAAATACAAAGCAATCGTACATATTGTTCTCGTTAGGAGTTATATCAATCCACACGTATGGTTTATTCTTTCCTCTCACTCTATATTTATGATACTTCATTACGATAGGATTAGTATAGTATATAAACGGATTACTCATATCAGTAGCTCCTATATATTCTATACCGTCTTCTCCGAACTCTGTAAGAAGCTGAGGAATTTCAAAATGAGCAGTTAATGTGTCACATGGACTAGCATTACATCTACACCTTTCAATATTCTTACAATCAACTTCTATACAAGGTATAGTCATCAGTAAGTCCTTCTTAGGAACTAATCCCTTAATAAAATATTCCTTAATAATTTGAAGTCTTTCATCAACGCAATCATCCTCTAACTGTTCTAATGACATTGTTGGAGTGGAGCTATAACCTCTAAGACCACTCATTATGTCATTATATATGGCTGACGATAATTTCTCGTAATATCCCATATGATTATAATAAATAAAGGCGAAGGCGTATGACGCCCCCGCCTTCAATTACTGTTTTAAGTTGTTACGCTTTTGGCTCAAATTTAGCATCTGCTTCTGTTTTAGTATAAACATCAGCAGCGTTAGCCTTGCCAGTCTTCAATTTAGCAATTTCAGCTGCATTAGCACTACTAGCTTCTAGAGCCTGTTGTGCAGTTTCACCTGGAGTAACTTCTTGACCAATAGTACCTATCTTAGCAAGAGCTGCTTCAAAATCAGCTGCCAAATCTTGTTTAACATAGAATACATGAGTCGTAAGTGACCTTGTAACTTCTCCTACAGCATCTCCGCCCATAATGCCTCTATTAACGCAATAGTTAATGATATACTCATTATACTTAGCTCCTGGAACAGGAAGCTCTTCTTCGTTAATACCAGCAAAGCGTCTAGCTTCCATAGTCGGAAGTCTTAGGTCTTTAAGAATCATCCAGTAAGTACCGAATCCTTCTTTAGATTTCACAATAGTGTTTTGTCCATCATAGTCTGGGTCATCAGCTGGAAGTGCTGTTGCAATTGTTTCAAACTCTCCACCAACTAAAGCAGTGTTCAAGTCTGGATTGAATTTCTGAATTTCAGCTTTAGTAAATAGTTGATATTCATCCATTCCTTCAATAACAAGGTTGTTACCATTTGCACTAGCTTTAATCCAGTGGTCTCCATAGATAGTCTGAATCTTCTCAATTACTCTAGCTGCTTCTTTAGCAACATCTGCTGCTGTAGCACTTGCATTCTTAATTGCAAATTCATACATCAAAGGTCTACCTTTGAATACGAAGTCATTTGAGTAATAAGAGTTCTGGCTTCCAGATAGTCTAATGTAAAGAGCAACTCTATAATTACCTACACCTTGATTGCTCATAGTGAAAGTAACTTTACCAAGTACTGGGTCTGATGCTTCTTTCTTATAGATTGCTACTACATTTGGTTTGAGGAATTTGTTAACTCTTTTAAATTCGAAGCTACCTACAACTCCACTACCAGTATCTTCAGCCTGTGCTGACCATTTTGGTTTGCCACTAGAATCTAAATTAGAATTTACGATTAATGTGTTTGTCCACTTAAACATAATTTAAATAATTATTTGGTTTGTGTCTGTTGCTGAGCTGGATTTGCAACTGACGTTGATATTGGAATATGTGTTTGTAATCTAGGATTACCTTCGTTCTCCAAGATTATATGTACCAGCTCATTAATAATCTCGTGACACACGTAATCAGGAAATTCCATAATTTGGGATGTGTCTTCTGTCATATCCATCTGTTCTTGTGTCAATCGTATAGTTTGTGGAGCTTTCAGGTAGTCCACATATACTTTCTTTAACTCAAATAGAGTATGGTCCTTCCCGTACCGTATCTCCATTCTAACAGTAGAAGGATTACCGAAACGAATCTGTCCTTCTCTTTCTACTGTGGTAACAGCATTACTACCAATAGAAATTGTTCTTGGCAATCCACCAGTTACTTCTGTAGCATTAGTATCAGCATCTGTCTTAGCAGAACTAATATCGGTACCATGTGGATTATTAACAGCATCATACGGGTTAGTAGGATTGCTAGTATTTATGTCAACATTGTGTATGTAGAAATAAGGACGTTTATAACTAGGTCTCATATAGATATTCTGAATGATTTGAGACCATGCATCAGATGTTAAACGGCTAGCTCCGACTTGAACTCTGGAGCCAGCGTTATAACATTTGAAAGTCTTCTTTAGTTCAAAATCACATACACAATTAAGTAAATGTAAGTAATCACTAGGTAATTCCACTTCATACGTCGCACCATATAGTGAATCAAGACCTTCTGTGTCTCCATAAGCGGACGTAGCAAGTGTTACAGGAAGGGCTATTGTAGCTTTCAGAACCCTAATGTCGTCAGTAGTCTGTTGGTTAATATCATATATATTATATCTCTTGTTAATATACTGATATATAGCCTTATTAAAGAAGTAGTTAAAATCCTCTAATAATAGAGTCATAGACTGTACTTTATTTACTTCAGTAGCGGTTCCTTCATAAACCTGTCTAGCAGTCATTATTTAATATAATTACCAGTTGAAGATGACTTCTTAGTCTCTTCATCTTTAATTTTGTTAGTAAAATCAGGCTCTGGTTGTTCATACAGTTCCGGATATGTGTCCCTCTTAATTAGTTCAAGAGTCCTTCTATTCTGCGGACTCTTCATCCAAGTAATAACTGCATCATCACTTGCGCCCAATGGTATTTGATTCTCGCTATATAGATATACTTTATTCTTAACGTATATTACACGTTTGTCTTTAGCATCAATAAACAGAAGTCTAAGTGCAATGTCATCACCAGTATATAGATTAATAATCTTCTCTGGGTCCTTAGACGCAATGTTCATCAAGAAGTCTTCTACGTCGGCATCAGGAGCATTACGCATGTTACGTCCAAGCAATTTAGCCATTTTAAGTCTACCAGCAGCACCTTGTGGGTCTTTAATGATATACTCTTCAGCATCATGGATAAGACGTCTCTTATTAACACGCTTATTAGTTTCGTAACCAGGTCTTTCAACGTAAAGTTCAGCTCCCCCGTACCTCTTAGAGTCACCGTCAATCACTAGATTACCATTCTTATCACGTTGGTCACGGGACATAGCAATCATAGGACAGTGTTGAATAGAATACCATTCAGCTGCTTGCCAAGGGTCATTAAGGTCAAATGTTTTACCGTCTTCAATAATAAATACACGGTTCTCTGCAATCAAGCATTTACCTTTGTCTTCTTCTCCTCTTAATAGCATATCACCTTTACTATCTACTGGTCTTACACAGTCCGGATATCTGCCTGTCTGTGGGTCTCTAACTGGATTAAGGAAGTACTTTTGTCCTACTTTACCGAATACACTTCTTAAGACAATTATGTTGTCTGTTTCATTAGCCATATTATTTCAATCATTTACTTAATATAAATTACTATCTTGTAAAATAATGTGAGGAAGGTCTATGCCTTCCCCACAATATCTACTTATTTAATTACACTTCTTTCATAATAAAGCTTCTGTATGGTGAGAATACACCAACACCAGAATAACCCCAGTTGATTAGTTTAGAAGCTGCTACAGGGCTAGAAACTACACCTGAGCTTAGACCATCAAGTCCACCAACACCTGGATATTTATTAGAGATGAAGTCACCACCTTTAAGAGTGAACATTTGAATAGCTGGTTCTCCACTTACTTTGTCAGCAGTCAAGTCTAACATTAGCATGAAGCCCTTGTCGCTACCCCATTCACGAGAGAATGTACGGTCAACCTTGAATGAAATTGTGTTACCACCGATTTCATAAGATTGGAATGTAGCACCAACGTCAACATAGCCGTTAGCTTTCTTAGACCACAGATAAGTTCCGCAAGTTTTGAATCTTGCAAGCCATTCTGATAGACAAGTTTGTACGTCTTGCCAAGCTTTCTCATTGCAAATAAGTACATATTTGTTACCAGTTGGATTCTCACTCTTTTCATTCATCATAGCGATAGCAGTAGTGAATGCTTCCACAGTAAGCTTATTATATGCATATTTAGATGCAAATCTTTCTACTTGTGGGATGATACCATCACCAATGTAGATAGGACGACCAGTGTCAGGGTCGAACAGTGTCGGTTTACCATTCTTGTCAACGTTAGTTTTGTTGAACAGCAAACCGTTGTTTCTTACATATAGGAAGTTCTTCAGCAAGTTAGATTGAGTCTTATCCATGCGGTACATAGTTTCAGACATCTGACCATTACCTTTACCTTCACCTATTTTAATAAGAACGTCTTCTTGTGCAGCATACAGAGCTGTATAACTGTCATCACATCTGTGAGTAGTAATATAACCTCTGTGTCTTTCAATGTTAGATTGATATTTAACATATCCCTCTTCGTGTGCTTCTGGCATAGCGTTAGATTGGAAACGAGTAGTGTCACCGATTTGACATCCGCTAAGGTCAAGAACGCTAGAGTAGTCGTTATCAATAAGTCTAACAGTTACTTCCCAGTAATTATCAGCTTTACGAACTGGTCTCTGGGTTACAAAGCATTGCTGCATTGTTTTATCAATCTTGAAGATATCGTACTTCTGGTAATAGTTCTCCTTGAAAGCCATCACGATTTCAGTTCCGTTCTCTCCAGTTTCAGTTGGTACATCTGCAAACTCAACTCTCTTAATGTAGTTGGTTTCAACTTCCCATTCAAAGTACATTGAGTCAATGCTTCTGTACTTGTTATTTGATTTGGAATCCATGTAGAAGATGTTTCTCAAAGATTCTGTTAGGTAAGAAGCAGTCAATTCTGGGTAGAGTCTTGATACTACACCAAGTCTAGTTGGTTTAGTTCCTAGAAACTTATAGAAGTCTTCATAAGTTCTAGTGTCGCCCATAGTGGCGCGATTAGTTACGAAATTTGCTACTATCATAATAATTTATTTGGATTTAATCTAAATCGTAAATAGATGTTGTTTTAGGTTTACGACCAGGTTGCTGCTCTGGTCTCTTAACTACAGTCTTAGCAGGATTAGAGGCTCTGCCAGCCTTAGCATCCTCATAACCTTTCTTATAATTGGCTTTGGATTGCTCTGTAATCTGATGTTTATAATATTCGGAGATTTGACGTATAGCTTCTTGTCCTTTAAGAGCAAACCACGACATCTGCACTAGCATTTGTGGGTCATTAATGGCTTTGGCTAAGTATCTTACTCCAGCAGCATCTGAATCTAAGATAAAGGAAGCAATTTCATTCATATCGTCCTCTGATAGCGTTAATGATGACTCTCCCAAATCTATAGTTTCGTTATCTTGAATAGCTTGTAAAATTTCGTCTTCGTAAGCTTTATACATTTCTTTCTGTTGAGCTTCTGCTTCTGCTTGAGCTTGCTGCATAGCTGCTTCTTCGCGTTGCTGATAGCTAGCTCTCATTCCGCTCATCTTCTTATTAAAGAGAGCTTCGTTTTGCTTCTCAAGATTTAACTGTTCTAAAGCTTCATCATCAGTAAGTTCTGGGACATTTGCCTTTAAATCTGCAATAAATAGTTCATCATCTGTCATGCCATCTACTTGATATTCTGGTTCATCTTCTAGGTGGTCTAGGTAATCCTGAATAGCTTGACGTCTATGAGATTCCAAATAGTCATCTACACTTAAATTATTTCTTCTAAGCTTGTTAATAAGGTCAATCTCTTCTGGCTCTAAACCATAATTATAATCTGTGTCATCATAGTTTAAAAGCTCTAATTGCTCTTCCCTAGATAGTTCAGAGAATGGAATCTCTTCTACTTCTCCGTTATCATTTTGGAACTTAATAGCCTCTGGATTGATTCCTTTAGCTTTGAGCATAGTTGTGATTAAATCATCCTCTGTAGGTTCTGTATCTCCGTCACCTTCTTTAGGTGGTTCTTGATTGTCCAATGGTTCATCCAAATCTACTGGAGTATCATTGTCAATCCAACGTTTAATGTCATCATCAGGGTCTCCTGTTTGCACTACACCGTCTTCACCTAGCAGGTCTTCATCATCAAAACCTAATTCTTCTAATTTCATGTCCATATTATTCCCTTTTAAAGTTATTTGCAAATTTAGTGATAAATTTCCATACCTTAAAATTAAAGACTAATTATTCTTAATTTAACGTAAATTAGTAATCTATCACTAAATATTACTATCTCCATTAAGCCAATTTCATAATAAACACTAATGAGTAATATGTAATAGGAGTTTCAGTTGAACTACCGGAGCTTGCAGGTATAAATTCCCCTGTTTCACCAGCAGTTTCACTGGCTTTAATGAAGTTGCCAGTCAAGTTAGGAGTACCTTCAGTACCATCGCATATAGCCCAGCCCGCAGGTATTCCAGATGTTCCGTTATACATTACTATTGTGCCCGCAGGTATTCCAGATGTTGCAGTTGACATATCAGGAATACAAATAACAGAGACTGTATTATTGTTGTAATATACATCTTTTACCTTTTCATTATCATAAAGTAGAGCGTATACAGTAGTATCAAAGTCAACATCGTTTATATCTGAATGGAATGTAGTCCTTGAGAACGATTCATTAAATGTTACGTTAGTAAGACTTCTAATAGCTACCTCATCTATAGTAGAATCTTCTTTAAATGTTACATTCTCTAATGTTCTGGACACATTCAATTTATTAGCAGTCCCGGAAAAGTTAAAGTTACTATTAATAGTTCCAAAGTTGTTATCAGAAAGAGTTCCTTGTAATGTAACAATATTACCATTATCACGTACAGTTACAGTTTCAGATTTAATCTCGTAATTATTAACAGTTAATACATTATTCCTACATGTATCAGTTAAACTTAAATCCTCTTCTCCGTTTCTAAATGTATAAATCCACTTATCTACACCGTCTTCGGTGATTTTAAATCTTAGATGTTTAAAGTCATAGTTACAGGAATTACCCTTCTCATCTGTTAATTTAGTAATTCTTCCCTTAGCCATTACATCTTCCATTACAGATGCTCCATCCTCATCAATTCCAGGAAGTTGAAACACTTCTTGGTAATTCACATCATATTCAATTTCCCAACTGGGAAAGTCTTTATAATATGCTATCGGATTTAAAGTAGAAGTAGTGGTTGCTGTAACTACTAGAGGTCGTGTGTTAACAGGAGGGTCTGGAGTACTTTCACTCTCATCAGTTAATTCTTCATCATCTTTTGTGTCATCCTCATTGGAAGGCTCCTGTGTATCATCTTCAGTAGTTAGTTCCCACTCATTCTGAAAGTCTTTTATTACATACTTAGCCCCTACTATCAAGTCTTCATTATTGATGAGTTCTAACAGCTCCGAAAAGGTTACTTCTACAGAACTGTCAGAAGGGCTACGTTCTATAACGCTGTCAACTACTAATTTAGATTTACCGTTCTCTATATACAATTTAAATCCGTAATTATCTGAAAACGAATTTGAAGAGATAGAGTCAGATATGACAGAGCCGCTAGTTGTAATATCAGTCGAGAAGGTAGTTTCAGACGTTCCTGCAACTACCACGTTCGAATTACCTATTCTTAGTATTATATTGCCTGTACTGTTTTTCACATATGTAGCACCGTTCTCTCTATATAAAGAAGCCCCATTAGAAGTGGTACCTAATACAAGAGCATTGCTAATTCCCTCTCCATTTATGATTATAGCCCCTACAGAACTATCAGACTTCTGGATAACAAATTGGCCTGTATAAGGCATACTTATTTCAGACGGATACTTAGTAAATATTCCATTATTGACAATAAAGAAACGTTCAGTTTCATCAATAAAAACCACCCCATTCCTTACTCCAGCTAAAGTAGCAGCCTCCTCAGTTTCATATCTGAATCCTATATTAGAACAGGCTACTGCCTTCTGCTCTTCTGTAGTGTCTTGCTTAGATAAAAACGATACAAATGTTCCTGACCCATCATCAGATAAATTGATAACAGTATTTCCTATTTTGAGCATTACTTCATTAGTGCTCTCCACATAATAAATACCATCAGAACTTATTCTGTCAGGAGAAGATACTTTCTTAATGACCTCTGCATCAACATTAAGTTTACCGTCCTTTATAATGTCAATGAACTTCTTGCCCCATTGTACCTTAACCTGTCCTCTAGTTTTAATAATAAAGTCAGAATCAGAGTTACCTACTGTACTATAAGTTCTTCCAAATAATTTATCAAAGTTGCTCATTACTCAATAGTTATTTCTATATTCTTGTCCTTATTAAGTTCAGTCATAAGTCTATTAAATGCAGCAGTACTATTAATAACTTGCCCCTTAACCTTATTCTCTCCAACTAAAAGACATCCCAATGTATCTTCTGGTTTATTACCAACGTGAATAAGAACTCCACTGTAACCTTTAACATCTAATAATCTAGGTAATTTACCACTATATGGCTTAGCCCAAGTCCTATCCTTAAACTTAGGACTAACTGTATTCATATCAACCTTATATGTGCCAGTAGGTATAGCGGTTTTACCATACACCTTAATCTTCTCAATTTCCTCTGTAGGCATAGTATCTTTCAGCCCTCTGTCTGTATCCTCAAGAGTGTCGCAGAAATACTTACCGTTTAGGTACAGCTTCCCTATAGTATAAGACACACCTTTATAAGTTCTCTCTAATCGTAAATTAATCATGGCTCGAATTTGGATTAATTGTTCTGTTTAAATGTCTTAAATATTTCTACTAATTGATTAACGTCGTCCTCTCCAAACCTTACTGGCTTGTTAAGAATGTTAACTACAAACCCATCAGCAGACTTCTCTTTCATCTCTGCTTTAACTGCATTGGCAAGCAACTCTAGATTAATATTGCCGTGCACATCTGTGAATATGTCTAAATACTTACCATATTTATCTTCCATATTCTTAACTACGTATGTGATAACAGCTTGACTTGCCACGCTATTAAAATGAAATAGGTTACTCGCCAAGTCTTTAGCATACTTATTAATAGCTTGAAATACAATTTCTTTATCGCTCATTACTTACTTTTACTTAACATAACTTCGTCTAATCTCTTCTTAATCTCTGGGTCCTGTTCCACAAGTTCTAATAATGTGTTAACCTTATCTTCTTTAGCTTTTAATTGGGCATGAATATGCTCTTTACTCTTTCTAATAGTAGCTAATAGATTATCAGCTGCTACTTTACCATCTGCTGATGACACGAACTCTTGACTAAACTTAGTGCCTAAGAATGACATAAAGCCAGCTTCATAGGTTTGCTTAGCCATCTGATATTCTGGCATCTGTGCTAGAACCTTCTGCTCATCTAAAGACAGAGACCCAACCTCTCTGTTTATTTCATCTAGAATAGGTTGGGTCTTCTGCTGTGCTTGTTGAGCTTGTTGCATCGCTTGTAATTGTTGCATGTAATGGTTCTGTAAATCCGTGTAGTTACTACCGAATGGTTGTCCAAACATGTTATTTAGATTTAGCTACTGACGCAATTGCGGCTGTTGGTGCAGGAGCAGGTGTTACTCTAACATCAAATACTGAATATGCACAATGTCCCTTAACAGGAAGAGAAGTAGGCAATTCATCAAGTACTTGTTGACTAACAATACTAACTCCGTTAGGTATAATCACATCTATAACTTTAGTTACTGTTGGTGTCAAAGTGGTAATAGTTTCACTAGTTGCAGCAGTCTCCATAATTGTAGATGTAGACTCTGTAGACACTCTTACATTTCCTTTACAATCAGTGTATTGGATATTGTGAATAACATCAAATTTAGTAACTTGTACGTACTCCGTTCCTGTAGTTGAAACGTTAACGACTTTTGCCCATCTCTGTGTAACTGTTAATGTAGACACAGGAGCAATTGATGCATTTGCTCCACACGGTAACGATACATTAAACTCCATTACTTGAGCACTTTCTCCAGTTGGTGTAATTTTAACTTTCATACGATAATTAAATTTGAATTAAATAATAAAAGGGAGACCACTTAGATTGTAGCCTCCCTTTTATGGGTTATCTTAAGTTATTGGGCTGTACAAGAAGGACATCCGCCTGTAACTGTGTTAATAGCTGTATTTACAGCGTTGAAGTTACTAGCAGCAGTTCCAGCATACATGCCAGTTCCGTAACTTGTGAATGGGCTACAGTATAGTGGAGCTATACTTGGAACAGGTGCACACAGGTCACTGTAAGCATATTTCAACTGTCCATCAATCTTGTGGTCAAGTTGACGCTGTAATCCATTAGCAGTCATTAACAGATTAGTTTCAGACTTGCAGCAGCAAGCATCAGTGTATCTTTCAGCATTAACTTTGTTAAGCTCGAACATTAGAGGTAGAGCAGCAGCTGTAGCAGCTTCTTTCTTCTCTAAATCAGAGATTCTAGCGCTTAGTCTAGCAAACAAATCAGCTTTCTCCTGAACATCTTGTTCTCTCCTCTTGTAAAGCTCATCACATAATCTTAAATTCTGTGCATTATCACGAGATACGATATCTACGTACATTGCACTCTTCTCTTGAAGGTCTTCTACTCTACCTTTCCAGATTTGGTTAGTTAAAACTTGAGACTCATTACCGATTCTCTCGTTAGTAGCCAAAGCACGGCTGTTAACGTAAGTGTACAGGTCAATGTCGTCTTGCATTGATTGTACTCTGTTTGCCCATGATAGGTTATCAGCTTGCTGTCCTTGAGCCATAGCTAAGGTTTTAGCATTTTCAGCTGCCTGCATAGCGCAACAGTTGTTGTTACCTCCAAAGAGGTTTCCAAGGATTCCACCACCGTTACCACAACCACATCCTCCGTTGTTTCCAGCGAAAGCTGCTAATGCAGTACCGATAATACCAAGTGTAAGTCCAGCGTTTGTTCTACTTTTGCTACCGAACTTTGACTTAGCTTCGTCCATTGTTAGAAATTCTGCCATAATTAAATAAATTTCGATAAATAATACAATATCTGTTGAGGTCATAATATATAAATATACTATACTTCCAAATTCGATGTTGCAAAGTTACGTTAAATTCTGGACATTACCAAATTATTTAACACTCGTCAACATTTTAATTCTTGACTATCCTGAATTAAGCTCTAGGTATAAACGAAGAAAGGCCGCTCTAAGGCAGCCTTTCACTTTGATTGATTATATGTATTAAGATAGTTTACTCTCTAGTCTAGCTACTAAGGCTTCTAGCCTAGCAACCTTATCTTCAAGGTATTTAATCTTAATCATAGCTATTTCATTATAATTAACAGATTTAAATCCATTTGCGTCTGTATTGACTACACTTGGGTAAACTTCCTCTACTTCTTGAGCAATGACTCCATAACCGTGATGCTCAGTGTCTGTTCTATCAAACTCTACTAGCTTAATAGCATCAGCATTAATAGCATTAAGCTCTCTAACGTTAGTCTTTACTCTAGCATCTGAAGTATCGAAGAATCCTCCATTAGCTGAAACACTACCAGAGAAGATTGCTTGGGCATCAGCACCTCCTAACTCTAATACTGTAGAACCTGCATTAGCTGAAGGTCCACAAATGAAATTCAAATACGAGTATCCATTAGAGTCACTACGAGGTTCTAATTGTACAGTAGCGAAATTGTCATCACTATTAATCAAATGTATGCTTGAAGCAGTACTAAGTGTAAGTTTACCACCACCTCCAGCATCCGATGCATATATACCAAGGTCTCCTAGACTTGAAGTTATACTTAAAGGACTTTCAGTATAAACAGATGCTAAATTACTACGTTCACTATATTCTAAATTTAATGCACCTACCCAACTTGGACCAGATTCTGGGTCATCTCCAATTGTTAGAGTGCCAGATTTACTTCCAGATATCTCACTAGATTTAAATGTAAGTTGAGGAGTGTTCTTTAAAGGATTAATCCCTGATTTATATCCAACTAAATTATAAACAGTATGGTTATCCACTTGTGGAGCTGTTACTGATAAAACTCCACTGTTTATATTTAATCCATTACCAATTTTAACTCCACCCAGTACACTGGAAGTAGCGGCAGGAAGAGTATATGTAGTATCAGTCCAAGGAACATTTACCACTGCTTGTTCACTACTATTAACCTGAACAGCATATGTTCTGCCTGAAGTTGTAGTAATTCCGTTAGGAGTTCCTCCCTGTGTGCTACTTGATAACTTGATACCTCCACGGGTATTGTTTGATGCTAATGGTAGTGAATAAGAACTACCACTTGCAGAAATGGTAATACTATCATTAGTAGCGTTAGGAGTAAGAGTTATGTTTGACCCAGCTGTAAGAGTCAAAGTATCAGTTTTACTGTCAGCTGCAATAGTGGTACTTCCAACAACTACATTACTAAATGCGTTTTGGTTAACTTCTGCCCCGCTAGCAATGCCATTTAATTTAGACTTGTCAGATGTTGACATAAGTCCAGCTGACGATGTAGATGCATTACTGTAAGTTGGAATATTAACAGTTTTAGCAGCACTACCATTCCAAGTACCAGTTGTAGCTCCAGTAAATGTCAAAGAGTTAGGAGTGGGAAGACTAGTAGGAATTGTAGGTTTATTAGTTAAGTCAGTATAACTACCAGAAGTAGCTACAGTAGCAAAACTGGGCTTGCCTGTAATAGTACTCCATGTTACAGCAGTAGCATAGAATTGTCCGTGAGTCCAAATTTCTTTAGAATCTTTAATATAAACTATAGATTGATAGTTAATGTCAGGAGCTCCAGTCTGAACAGTTCCAGTACCTCCTACCTGATATTGAGTATTAGAATCATTGGCTGATAACTTCTGTGAGTTAAAAGTAGCTTTCTTATTAAAGTGAATTAATTTCTTATTAATTGCCATATCACTTAAATTTTAATCATTATAAAATAAAGGAGGGATGCTACTCCCTCCTTCTTGTACATATATTATAGTTCAACCCAATCCCATGCAGCTTCTAGTTTACCAACAGCAGCATTAAGTGAATCACCAGCAGCAATTGCACCTGTATCCGACGGTTTGGTATAACCAGTCATTGTAGTTACCTTATTAGAAGGCAGATTGGCTAGAGTAGTAGCTAACGTAACATTAGCAGAACCATTTAAAGAAACACTTCCAGTTACACCACCACTAACTGTGATAGTACGAGCAGTAGCCCACTTAGCAGCAGTATCAGCCGCACCAGCAGTAGCAGGTTTACCAATACTAACTGTTTGAGCACTTCCTCCGGAAGGAGTTACAGTAAAGCTACCAGCTGTACCATTAGCAAATGTATAAGTAGTATTAGTATCAGCTCCTGGAATACCCAAAGCAGTAATATCAGCTTTAGTAACAGCAGTTACTGAAGCAATGTGGCTAGTAGCATCTGTACTGAATTTATAGAATCCAGAAGTTTTACTAGGAGCACCTCCAGCAGGGTGAGTATAAACTGTGTCTTTCTCTGCTTGCCATGCAGGACCACTAGCAGTAGCTTTCAGTACATATCCAGCAGTACCAGTAGCCAAAGCTTTAACGGTAGAACCACCATTACCTAAAATTACTGCATTAGCAGTTAGGGATTTGCCAGTAACAGCACCGTCTAAGTTTCTCTGAATAACTGACCAGTCACCATTTGCAGCAGTCGTTCCAGATTTAACACAAATAATCATGTCACCTGCTTCACAGCCTTCGCCTGCAAAGTTACCAGCAGCCTTAACTACGTAAGTATCTCCAACTGTGTGATTAGCTGGAAGTTCAGTTACATCACCGTCTGTGCCAATAGTTCCTTTGAATCTAAGTGCTTGAGCAGCGGAAATCTTACTTCCAATCTCGTTAATTACAAATGCAGTAGTTGCAATTTGAGTAGTATTAGTTCCACCAGCAGCAGTAGGAGCTGTAGGAGTTCCAGTAAACGCTGGGCTTGTAAACATTGTAGCCTTAGATTCATTTGTTACGTTACCTAAGCCTACATCAGCTTTAGTAACAGTAACATTAGCACTAAGTGCATGTCCGTTTACAGTTCTAGTATTTGGAACAGCATTATCAGCCTTAGTACCTTGAGCAGCAGTTGCATATGCAGATGATGCTGTATATGCAGCAGAACCTAATCCTTTAACAGCAACATCAGTTCCGTCAATTGCAATAGTACCATTAGCAGAACCAGAAGCAGCCGTGGTTGCAGCACCATTAATTGTTACTTTACCAGTAGCATCAGCTGTAACTGTTACTTTACCAGTACCAGTAATTTGATGTGAGCTTCTTACTGCACCATTCTCAATTAAGTTCAAGAATGTAGTAGCATTAGTAGTTGCTGCATTAGCTGTAGCTGTAGCAGAAGCGCCAACAACATTCTTAGCTTGCCAGTTAGTAAATGAAGGAGCAGCTGGCATAGTCATTGTAGTGGTTCCTTTAGCTGTAACGTGTCCTTGTGCATCATAAGTAATGCTAGGAATAGTAAACGTTCCACCAAATGCTAATGTCTTACTATTATCACCTTTAGCTGTGCCAGCAGTTACTGAATTAGAGTGATTAATTGTAGTACCTTTAATAGAGATACCAGAACCTTGTGTGTATTTAGTATCTGTAGCGCTAATTGTTACTCCATCTGTTCCGACAGTGATATTTACATTAGAGCCTTTGTTGAATTTAAGAGTTCCGTCATGAGAAGGAGACTCTGCAACATTAGTACCGTCAGAAACTTTAGAAAAGGCCTTGGCAGCCTGTAAAGCTGCCACAGCACTCTCCAATGAAGTAATTTTGCCTTTGTAAGAATCAGGAATAGCGTAGAACGTTCCATGAGTATAAATCTCCTGTGCATCTTTAATGAAAACAATACTATTGGTGTATTGTTCTTGTAGTTCACTGGTAAATGTGGACTTCTTCGCTACGTGTACAAACATTTTCTCCATTTTAATATATTATGTGTTTTATTCAATTACTTCGTGCCAAGCCATAGCTGCATCGATAGCTGTATTAATTGTCGAAACTACAGTAGTGGTGATTCCAACAAGTTTAGCCTCGTTAGCAGCAACTCTAACTTCTAGAGCATCAATATCTGAAGCGTTAGTGTCAATAAGTGCAAGTTTAGTTTCTGGAATCAGAGTACTACCTTCTACCTTATCAACTTTATTAGCTACTAAATTACTAACATCACTAACTTTAGTATCTGCATAATCTTTAGCCTGTTTCAGAGTATTAGCTAGAGAACCTTCAGCATCAGCACTACCATTAATCTTAGCAATAGCTTGAGTATTAGTAGTAATTTTACCGCCTAATGCAGTATCAGCTGCTTCTCTTAAAGTCTTCTCTGCATCAACAGCAGCTGCAATTGCAGCATCTGCTTGAGTCTTATTGTAGTATGCAGACAGGTCAATAGCTCCACCCAGAGCATCCCATGCTGTACCAGTCCATGCCCAGTTAGTACCAGCTGGATGATTGTCATGAGCTTCCTCTACATTCCATACATCACCTGCTGCTGCATCACTAGGAAGTTCTGCATAAGTAGCTTTGGAGCCTTTGTATGAATATACAGAAGAAATTTTGCCCTCAAGGGTAGTAACTCTCTGTCCTAATACTCTACCTTGATTAGCTGACAATGCAGCAGTGGTAGAAGAAGAACTTAAGTTGTCAATAATCTCTACTGTCTGTGCAGCAGCAACGTCCATTTGTTTCCATCCGGAGTAATCTGCTTCCAGAATTTTATCTTTATCAACTAGCATATAAATTGCCTTATCAGCAGCAACGGCTACTAACAATCCATTATATACGTAGATAGTATCGCCATCATACGGCCAAGTCTCTTTATTAATAAGTTCAGACTTATTATCTACTAAGATTCTTGGGTCTAAAGCACCTTGAAGTTTAACCTCAAAGTTGGCTGCAAATTGGAATGTACCTTTATTTCTTGCCATATGTCAAATTAGAATTTAGCGATTAAAGTTACTGAACCTCTAGTAGAACCATTGTAAGTGTAAACTGAATAAGTTACAGGTGTGGTTCCAATAGTAATCTCTTCTTCTGTCTTAGTCCAGTCACTAAGTCCTATAACTTCCATGTTACCTGATACTGTGTTCAACATTTGAAGTTGAGTGACAGCTCTTGGCAGCTTGAATACCTGTGGAAGAGTACCAGAAGGTTGTAATTCAAATCTAGGAGTAGTCATAGCTCCAGTAGAAGTATTCCAAGCAATAAGAGCTTGTTTAACCACAGGCGTACCAGAAGAAGCTGTACTTGTAGATGCATACCAAGGATATGTACCATTAAGTGTGATAGCTGAAGAGTTAACCGAACCAGCTGCAAGTGGAGTGCTATAATTGTTTCCTTTGTTATCTTTAGGTTGAGGTCCTTGCAAATAAGCTGCCTTATAAGTATAAGTAGTATTACCAAGCGTTACAGTAGTAGGCAGAGTTGTGTTAGACTCTTGTCCATTTACGAAGATAAATGAATTATCTGCATCTAAGTTACCAGACCTGTCTGCTTGTTTTGTTCCATTTAAGGTAATAGCTCCCTTATTAAGACTAGTGTTGAAGTTAGCAGCAGTAGGTGCAGTAGCTCCAACTTCTTGAGGAGTTGAATAACTCTTAAATGAGATGCTTGCAGTAGGAGCAGTAAATGTAGGATTAATAGTAGGGAACAGCAGTTCATCCCACATATAATCATATGTCTGTCCTTCCAGAGCACTTACCTTAGTTCCTTTAGCGATACCACCGACAGCATTAGGCATAGCTAAATCTTTGTCTTCAATAGCTGATGTATACTTACCGCTACCTACTTCAATCTCTGTTGTAGTGGTATCAGAGTAAGTAATGACCAGTTTGCTTTTATCAGAAGACAAGGCTACATTAGTAACGACTTTACCAGCAGCTAGAGCTCCTGTGTAAGCCTTACCATTCATAAGGATTTCATTGGTGTCTGTAGCAAAGTAAATCCCATCCTTGTGAGTAGTTTCAGCTACGTAATTGGCTTTTAACCCTCTGTAAAATTTTAATTGTGCCATAAAATTTAATGATGTTATTTAATAAATATGTTAATAGGGAGCACAGTATTATCACTGAATCTTACCTCCCCGCCAGTTATTTCACCACTGGCATTCTTATACAAATCTACTCCAGTTGGAGTTATAGTTCCATATGTTTCCCAAGTTTCTCCATTCCAAGCATAGTTAGCACCGTCATTAATAACGTTGTAAATATCACCTACTTCTGGAGCAGAAGGTAAATACATACGAGTAGCTACAGACCCCTTATATCTAATAGCTGTAGAATCAGAAGATATAAGTATATCTCCATTACCGAGTACTGACTTACCATTAATCTTCTTAATGTTAACTCCACTAACAAGCTTATCTTGTTTAGTAGATAGTAAGTACTCCATAGTATCTTTCAATGTATTAATTGATTGTTGTATATGTGTTAAGTCAATAGATACATCTTCGGAACCGTCGTAACTAACCTCTCCTTCAGAATGCTTAACTGTTAAAGTTCCTACTGGATAACTCTCTGGTAAATCAGCGAGTCTGGTAGCTTTAGCAGTAGTTACTTCATTCCAAGTATAAGAAGTCAAGTCTGACATTAATGCAAGTGAATCAGTGTCTTCCCCTACTACAACAGCTGGTCTTGTGTTAGTATATATCTCCAGATAAGAATTAACATTACCAAGTTTAAACCCTCCGGAATTGTCAGATGATATTAAATTCTGAACACCGTCTCTACGATTAACCACAATTCCTTGACCTTCCTCTAATACTATATTACCATCAACCAAACTAACTTTATTGTCTAAATCACTTTCGATATTAGATATAAGAGCGTCAGTTTCTGATTTAGTATAATATAAGTCAGGGTCTAAACCTCCACCACCTTCAGAGGCATATTTAACTCCATTAAGGTAAATAGACTTAATGTCCTTTATGAAGTAAATGGTATTAGGTTCCAAAGTCTGTAGTAAATACTCATCGTAAGTATCTACGGCTTTAATTCTTACTGGATATTCTGTACCTTCCCAACTAAATTTACAAACAACTCCTTTATCACCCTTAGTAATAACTATGTTAGAATCAGCATCAGTATCAACTACTAAGTCTGCCCTAACTCCAAAGTTTGAAGTTAATAAATCTACAGACCTATTAGTAATTGGATTATTAATTTTTAATTCTGATGCAATATTACCATTCTTAGTCTGGGTAATAATAGTATTAGTTATTTGTCCTTTAACTACAAAGTCTTCCAGAGACACTTCAAATCTATCTCCATTAGAAGCAGTAAGTATCAGCCATTCCTCATTCAGTGCATTACCGAATCCGTTATCTATATCCTCTTGTGTTATAAGATGTCTTTCAAACGAAACTATCTTAGTATCTTTATCAAGAAGGATTGATGATATTTCCTCACCACTTCCTCCTTTACCTATAACTCTAACCTTATTACCTTCTTCTTGAGTATCGAGTTCTACTATACCAGTTACCTGGGTAGCAATAGCATCTTTGATAGCTTTAGAAGAAGGAATAGAGTCTTCAACGTCTATTGAGTCCGACACCGTATATGGGCCATATGTTGTCCACAAATAGTCCAACTGGCTCATATTAGCGGGTCTATTAGGATACTGTTTCTTCATCACCTTCTACGTCAATCCAAGTTACTTCACCACCTATATCATCTGGAAGTTGTTCTTTAGGAACCTTTCCACTTACTAAATCTGCTTTAGACTTTAGTAGAATTTCAACTTCGGGCAAAGAAATGGCTCCAATCTGTGCTGGAGTGACTCTATGTGGATTGTTGAAATCTTTAAGGTGGCTATCAATATCACTTTGTAATTCACTAATAACAACATCCAAGGCTTTAGAATCATGTGTAATGTTATCGGAAGTACCTTTAACATACAGAGCATTTCCTTCTTTTACTAAGATGTTATCTTTAGCTGTATACAACCTAACGTCAGCAGAAAGCTTATCAGCGCCAGTTCCTAATGATAACACTTTCTCCAATTCTACTACCTTATCAGGAATAGAGTTATCAACTTCCCATTCTCTAATAAGAGTTCCAACTGGAATCCTAACTACTTGCTTATCACCAGTTAGAAGTTTAAATACTATAACTAGCTCTTCCGTATCTGGGTCATACTTAGCATCCTCTACGATAGCTGACAAACCAATTTGATGTTGCCCTATAACATTATCGTTAACCTTAATAGTTAAGAGTCCGTCTAAATATTCAGTAGTTAGTTTATAGAATAGACCGTCATTCTTTATGGTAATTCCGTTACCACTATCAGTAGATACCTTAACATTACCAGATATTGTAGTTCCAGTAATCTGTCTATCAATATCTAATTCAATGCTTGGAGTATCTTCTAGTGTGACCCAGTTAAAGTGAATAGCATGATTCACTAATTCGTCTAGCTTGCGCAGAGAATCCATTACAGATGTAGAGTCTTTAAGGTAAGTAGTTTCAGTATCAGGAACATAAGCTCCGTCTTCTCCCAAACCTACTCCTTCTTGTGTCTTATCGAGTTCGGCTTGTACCTTATCAATATTACTCTGTAATTCCTCATCAGTGCTGTCTAGATTACCTAGATGCTCTCTAATTTTAGTAATTTCCTCTGCAATGTCCTTCAGACTGTTTAAGTCCTCTGGTACACTAGTATGGTCAACACTTCCCCAGATAGCATCGTCTGCTGTCTTTCTATCTTTAATTTCCTGCTCTAATCTAGTTATCAAGTCAGCTATAGTTTCATCACTCTTAGAAGTAATAAGTTTAGTAAACTCTAACTCATCGTTAGTCTCCTTTCTAGTGACCCAATATAGTGCTTGATTACCATCTCCGTCATTTTCAACTACCTTTAACAATCCCTTGTGTAAAATAGCATTCTCTTCAGGAGATGAATAAAATTCTTTCAGTTTCGCTTCAGTTTCGAAGATATAGTCAGCTTCTATAGGGAACGGACCACCTCTTCTAAAACTTGCTATAATTTCACTATATGCTCTCATACTTATTAAATGTTAGCTGGGTCAAACTTAAATGTTACCTCCAAGTTGAGAGTTACTAGAGACTCCTTGAATACATATATCTTATATATTTTACTATTTGACAATCCAGGAATTTCAAATGGGATATCACTAATAATGTCAAACGATTCAAGACCAAACTGTTGAGAAGGCGTTGTCATTTGAACTAAGTCTGGATATTCCTTAGGCATTGCTACAAATATTTGCTTAAGCTCTTTAGGACTTGAGAAATTATATTTGTGTTTGATTTCTGATACTAAGTCACCAGAACTGTCAATGCTATTGTTCTCTGGGTCTGATTGAACTAGCTGAAGTAAGTAATCATAATTAACATTAGAGGCTGCATACCATTTAGGTAAGATTCCTACAAATATGTCATATGCTACTTTAGTAGTACAACTAGCTTCCAGATATGTACCATTAGGATAGAATACTTTAAATGTAAAAGTAGTTTCTTCGTTAATAGGTAAACTCTTTACAGTTAATTGTCCTAATTCGAAATCATCCTTAGTATATGTTCCAATAAGCTCATCGTTCTGCCATAATTCAGCATAAGATATCACTCCAGTAGAACCTCTAACGAATAGTTCAACGTCTACTATAGAACCCAGTAAAGCATACGCAGGAGCTTTAACATCTACAGATTTACCGTAGAAGATTGCATCCATAACCTCTTGAAGATTCAATTTCTCTCCTGGGTCAGTTTCATCTTCAACGAAGCCTACTGTAGTCTGAACTGGTCCACTAGTAATCCAAACAGGCTCTTCTACAATAGAAGCATCCAGTTGTCTCTTAGTTACTAATTCGTCATCTTCTACAGCATCTACTCCCTTCTGTGGGGCAGTAAATGGAACTGAACCATCACGAGGTACATAATGCTTACTATAGATTTCTTTAAGAGTTCCATGAGGGTCATATTGATTGATATGTTCCTCAATAGCCCCTCTAGCCGCATCAATTACCAAGTGATTAATAATTGCATCGATTTGAGCTCTTGAATAAGTCTCTGCTCTAGAGTAAGTTTCAGTCTTCCTGAAATAGTTGTTTAGTCTCTGATTAAGTAACGTTACAAATCCGTGAGGGTCTGCATCAACTAAATGTTTAAACATTACATCATCTACATATTTCTTAGTAGATAGATGCCCATCAGCTACTGGAGTAACTCCTAACTGTGGTTTTAAAAATGCAGTAGTTCCGTCACGTCTAACGAAATTCTTGATTAAGTCGTCAACTTGTTCTCTAGTATATAACTCTACCTTCCTATAAATCTGGTCAGTAGTTACATATACTTTAAGTATTTCCTCTACAAGAGGAATTATATTATGTGGGTCTGTTTTAGCTAAATGACTGTCCATTAAAGCAGTCACGAATCTCTTGGTTGTTAAATGAAAGTCTGTCAACGGGTCAACACCTGTTTGAGGTGCTAAGAATGGTGTGGTTCCATCCTCTTTAACAAAACCCTCCAGTTTACTTTCTATAGTAGGAATTATATTATGTGGGTCTTCAGTAGCTAGGTGAGTATCCATTGAGGTCTTAACTGCCTCTAATGTCTTTAAATCTGCTGAAGTCTTATCATAGACATCATTAATGCCAGCAGCTCCAAGATTAATTCTAGCAATTTGTTTATCTGACTCACTCTCAAACTCCCCTAAGCGGTAATCTACTTTCAGAAATTGTGAAGTATCAATTTGTTCGTTAACAGGATTGATACATTCATTTCCAGAACCACCTGGTGTTAAAATAGAGTTATCTGCCATTTATTATTAAGATAAAATTGTTCTACAAATTCAGACCTATTAACTTCATTCTCTTCTAGCAATTCGATGAGACTTATCTCTTCGAGAATTAGTTGGTAGTCATATCTATGCCCCCGTTCTAAATACTTAAGCAGTTCTTTGTATTCACAAATCACCTTATCTTTGAGAGCATCCACAGCCTTGCTCTGGCCATTTGCTGTATTCTGATTTACACAAGCCATTACAACCTCCTATTTGTTCTATGATTCGTTCAGCTTCAGCTAACTGATTAGATTGAACCATATATTTGATTACATTAATAGCCATCCAGACTAAATCTCTCTTGTAGGATAATTCGGCCGCTACAGCATTCTTACTCCAACATTTACTGAAACCTCTGCTATTAAATATTTGCTGGCACAAAGATATATAACATTTCTTAAGAAAACAAATAGACACGTAATTATTATATGTCCTAGAAATTGTAGTATCTTCTACGTTCCTCTCTACTATCTCATCTACAGTTACGGTCGTAGATGTGCCATTAAAATACTTATAGATGTAGATGCCGTCCGAATAGTACACAGTGGCATACATAGTTACAGCTGAACCAGCCGTTTTATCCATCTCTCTATCAAACCAATCTTTAGTCGGCAGAACTATATGATATACATTAAACCACCCATCAAACCCTACTGGCATAGTTACTGACTTATTACCGTCATCATGTAAAGTGTAAACAGGAAGTTGTATTTCAGGCCCATCTGCCTTATTATGTTGTAAGACATCAATAGATACAGTGTCAGAGTACTTGAATCTGTTCTTGACGATAACTGAAGAAGATTCAGGCAAATAGCCATTCTCTCCTGTACCAGTATCGTCAAGTATGATTACCTTACAGCTATCGTTAGTGCAAACTTTAATTTTTAATTCCATTATACGTTCTTCACTTCGTTATTCTGCTGATTCCCATCGTACAATTGGGCTATCTCAATATCTGTTCTTTTGGTGTCATTGTCAGAAGTACTCTGCTTATAATCTCTATCAGCGTTAGCCTTAATAAGGCCAATCTCATAGTCATATTCAACCTTCTGCCTATCAATAGCAATCTTAGCTTCATTAAGAGATGCAATCTTATTATGTAGCTCCTCATTCTGTTGTTGCATCTGCGCAGTGTTCTGAGTTTCTTCTCTTCTCTTTTGAAATGCTTTAGACAATTTAGATTTAAGTTCAGTCATACTTCTGGCAGTCATACACTCCATAGCTATGTCTGGGTCTAATTGACCACTCTTAATGAATTCAATCATTAATTGTTGCATGTTCTGCATTTCCTCCATAATTCTACTACTAGCTATTACATGAATATCATAGTCAGTAAAAGTAAAATGTTCAGGGAGAGCAGTAAATACTTTCTGTAGTTTGTCACCTAGCACTAAAGTTCCAGTAAGTGGTTTATGTTTCCATACCTTCTTAGCACAATTAAGAGAATCAATCAGAATATCCTCTGCCAAAGTATCCATTTGCTGATAGTAAGATTTAGTAATGATATAAGAGTTTCTCATACCTGCCTTAACATTACTAACAGCATCCCTGGTTTCTATTCCATTTAATCTCTCTCTAAACACTCCAGTAATAGATGATGTCTGCTCTTCTAACATCTGCAACGCCATATTAAATGCCTGAATAGTATCAGCTTTTAATAAGTCATCGAATCCAGCAAAAGAAGTATTGTTGTTAAATGCCCTACCTTCTTGTGAAGTATCAATAGGAGCCACACCAGTCTTCTTATATGCAATGAATTTCTGCAATCTTTCAGTCAAATCATCACCAAGAGCCATAGGTAGCATACTAAAGTCAATCCAGTCTCCACTAGTACCACTATTAGCAATTACATTGTCCCTAAAGAAAGTAATCAAATCATACTTGTCTTGAAGATGTGAACATGCAAGCACAAGTGAATATGGTTCGTTACTTCTGTTTACAAAGAACAAACCATTAACTGACAATCCACAGTGTGTAGGATTATCTTTAGTTCTAACTACATCAGGAGATTTACCAGTAAGAATGTAAATAGATTCTCCTATTTTAACTCCTTCATATCTATTCTCTACATAATCTTCTCCTTCTTTATCAACATCAATCCACTCAACTTCAAACACAGGTATTAACTTATAATTATAAGTCTCATAGTAGTCGGTAGGGAATCCAGGTATTACCTCTTTACCCGCCTCGAGTCCGTCTGTAATAGGAGCTCCAGTAGCTTGATTGCTCATGGAACGTAC